TTTCTGTGTTTGGTACTGGAGAAGTAATTGTAAGTTTTTCTCCATAAGTAGCAATCCTTACAGCAATCAAAATAGCATCAAGATCTAAACTTGGTGTATCGTATGCATTTTTAATATTAGGAATACAACTTTGAATCATTGTTGCTGTTGACTCACCGTTAATAAGTGCGTCTGGTGTTTTTAATACTAATTCATCTTTGGCAGTCATTGGATAAACTGGAACTTCACCATTTTCTGGTAATTCAAGTGATCCTTCTGGCCAATATGATCCGCCTGACGGAAGTTTAAGATACAGTTTTGGCTGTCGAAAATGCTTCGTTAGGGGATTTGCCCGAACCGGTTGTACTGGTGTACCCGGTTGTGGTCCATTAGGCATCATTGGTATACCGCCTTGTGGAATTTTATTTTCTGACATATTTTTCTCCTGCTAAATAGTTATAGCAAAAGTATTTATTGCATTTATAAAGTGAGTATTTAATTAATGGCTGTAACAGCAGATATACCCGGAATTGGAAATATACAGATCCAAGACGCGGCTACCGAAGCGACACTAAAAGACATCCTTGCGGCCCTAAAGAAGGGTAACAAAGGTGGAGGTGGTGGTTCTGGAGGTGGAGGCGCTGGTGGAGGACCTGGCGGAATGGCAGGCGTAATGGAAAAAGCCGCCAAGAAAACCGGAAACTTTGCAGACGAAATAGAATCTACTACTTCTGTACTTGGAGATTTTGGTAGAGGCTTGTCAATGGTTGGTGGAATGTTCACCAAAGGTATTGGAATGGCCGCAGGCGCTGTAACTGGATTAGCATCAGAGTTCATGGGTACCAGTGTTTCAATGAGCGACTTTGCCGCACAACTTCCTGTAGTTGGTGGAGCATTAAGCGGGATATTACAAGTGGTTGAAGGCAGTGTTAAAGAATTTAGAACTTTATCAGAAGTAGGTGCAAGTTTTGGTAACGACATTGTTGAAATGAACTTGGCGGCATCAAATGCTGGAATGAGTTTAGAAAGTTTCTCAGGATTTGTAGTTAATCAATCACAAAACATGATGCTATTAGGAGGAACTACTTCTAATGGTGCAAAAGAGTTTGGAAAATTAATTAAAAGTTTACCAAGAAAAGAATTTATGGGAATGGGGTATGAAATGGATGCCCTTGCTGAACATACTGCTGAGTATATGGAACAGCAAGCCATGCAAGGTAGACTTGGTAATAAAACTCAAGCACAATTAAAAGCAGGTTCAGAAGCATATCTAATGCAGATTGATAGACTTGCTAAAGTAACAGGTAAGTCACGTAAAGAAGCAGAAGCACTATTAAAGAAACAAAGTGCTGAAGCAAACGTAATGGTTATGTCAAGTAAACTGTCAGGCCAAGCATTAGAGAACTTTCAAGACGGACTTGCATTTGTTGATTCAGAATTACCAGGATTTAGTAACGCTATTAAAGATATGGCAGACGGTGTTGCACAAACTCCATTAGCACAAAAACTTGCGGCAACTATACCAGGCTTTGCAGACTTACAGAAACAACTTGGTGACGGTTCAATTAGTCAAGAAGAATATGTTAAGAAAATGGCAGGCTTTGGACCACAAATGGATGAATTCTTTAAAAGCATGGATCCAGCACAAGTATCAGCGTTGATGGGTAAAGAAGGTTTTGAAGGTATGACATCAGGTCTTGCAGAATTTAATAAAATGTCTGCAAAATATCGAGACGCAGACTTTAAAGCAATGGAAGCAGAACAACAACAACGTGATAAAACTACAGAAGCAGTTTCAGGTTTTGAAGTAGCAATAACAGAAATGCGTAACAAAATTAAAACAACTGTACTGGATAGCGGATTGTTTGATTTGTTCATGGACGGTATTGGCAAGTTTACTTCTTGGTTTACTGCTGAAGGTGAAGACGGTATTTCTGCTATGGACAAATACTTAGACGAAATTCTCATATACGGTGAAGAGTTAGCGGCATTCTTAAAAGATACTTGGGAAGCATCAGGTGGTGACTTAGGTAAATTCTTTAGCACAGTTTGGGATGAAAGATTTAAACCTATGATTGATGATGGATTTGAAAAAGTAGGGAAAATATTTGGCGATTGGTTTGGAGACTTCTTCAAAGAACATATTGGAACAGTAGTCGCCGGTGTTTTTGGTGGACTTGCAGGATTATTACTTGCAGGATTTGTAACATCATTACTACCAGCAGTGTTTGGAATTATACTTGGACCAATTATTGCACCATTCCTTGCAATCGGTGCGGCATTAGTTGCTATATTTGGTTGGGAAACAATTAAAGGTTGGGTAGCACCAATATGGGACGTTCTATCAGGAATGTTTACTTGGTTTGGAGACTTCTTTGGCGGTCTCTGGGAAAAGGTAAAAGGTATTGGTAAGAAACTTAATCCATTAAATTGGTTTGGTGGCGATGACGACGATGTAACTGATAAGCACGTAAAAGCAAATCAAATTTCTACAACAGTTGAAATGCCAGGAACACCAAAAACTGTAACAGCAGGAACGATGCCAGACTATGAAATGCCAGCAGTTACTACACCAGAAGTTGACACTGCCGAAATTGTTAAAAATTCAGGAGTCACAAAAATGCTGGCAGACACCACAGACACGGTAAATAGTAACAGTAGCGATTTGTTATTAACAACTTTGGGTGAACAAAACAAAATTTTGAAACAGTTACTACGTGCAACAAATCAGTTGCAAGGTAATATGTTGAAAGGACCTGCATAATATGAGCTGGAAAAGATACTTTACAAACGTGCCAACAGGCAATAACGACAACGGTAATATGAGCCCGTTCAGTGGACGTGGTGGCAATGAGCCCGGTCCAGCAAAATCCAATTATTCGTCATATCTACCGGACGTATATGTAGGCTCTCCAAATAGAGTAGAGCGTTATGGTCAATACAATACTATGGACAATGACAGTGAAGTAAATGCGGCTTTAGATATTTTAGCAGAATTTTGTTCACAACAAAATCCAAGAAATTTAACACCATTTGAACTTAACTTTAATAAACAAGCAACAAACAGTGAAATTACTGTATTAGGACAATACTTGAAACAATGGTCTAAACTACAGAAGTTTGACACTAAGATGTTTAGAGTTGTTCGTAATACATTTAAATATGGTGATGCATTTTTTGTTAGAGATCCAGAAACTAAAAGATGGTTTTATATTGATCCTGCAAAAGTAGTACGTATTATTGTAAACGAATCAGAAGGCAAAAAGCCTGAGCAATATATTATTAAAGATATTAACTTTAATTTTAGAGATCGAATTATTACTGATCCGCATATTACAAGCGGAAATATTACAGGTGGCGGAACATCGTCAGGTTCTCAAGGTTATCAAACAGGTGGTGCACAAGGTGCAGTTGGTAATACAGGAACATCGCAATCAGGATCAAGATTTAATGTAAACAATAGAGAAGTTGCAATTGATGCAGAACATGTTGTACACCTAAGTTTATCAGAAGGATTAGACAACAACTATCCATTTGGTAATTCATTACTTGAAAGTATTTTTAAAGTTTACAAACAAAAAGAATTACTTGAAGATGCAATTATTATTTACAGAACACAAAGAGCACCAGAACGTAGAGTGTTTTACATTGACGTAGGTAACATGCCATCACACCTTGCTATGCAGTTTGTAGAACGTGTTAAAACAGAAATACATCAAAGACGTATTCCAAGTGCAACAGGCGGTTCAACAAGCGTCATTGACAGTGCATACAATCCTTTATCAACTAATGAAGATTACTTCTTTCCGCAAACAGCAGAAGGACGTGGATCTAAAGTTGAAACATTACCAGGTGGTACTAACTTAGGTGAGATTGATGACTTAAAATACTTTACTAATAAACTTATTAGAGGTTTACGTATTCCAAGTAGTTACTTGCCAACTGCGGCACAAGATGATGCACAAACGCAAAGTAACGATGGTAGAGTAGGTACTGCATACATACAAGAACTACGCTTTAACAAGTACTGTGAGCGTTTACAAGCACTTGTAACAGAAGAATTTAACCAAGAGTTTAAACGTTACTTGATGGAAAAAGGAATGAACATTGATGTTTCAATGTTTGATTTAAAACTTGAGCCACCAATGAACTTTGCAAGTTACAGACAATCAGAACTTGACAATGTAAGGATTCCAACGTTTACACAAATTATGGCAGTGCCATTTATCAGTAACAGATATGCAATGAAACGTTTCTTAGGATTAAGTTCAGAAGAGATTGCAGAAAACGAACGTTATTGGAAAGAAGAGAATGATGAAAACTTAACTCCACCTCCAACAGACGCCGCAGGTGAAATGCGTGGCGTAGGTATTAGCGGAGCGGCATTAGATGCAGATATAGCAGGAGGTGAAGATATTGATCCAACTGCTGAGCCTGATCCAGTAGCAGGCGGAGAAGCGGCGGCACCTGACACAACAACAGGCGGCGGCGCAGGCGGAGCACCGGCTCCTGAAGTTCCACCAGCATAAGGAATAAATAGTTACATGATACTAAGAGAATTATTTTACTTTGATAAAGAAACACTTGAACCTACAGAGGACAAGTCATACGATTCTGTTGACGACGAAGGTGTTGTACAAAAAAATGATACTCGTAAGACACGTTTAAGCCTACGACAGATTAATAAAGCACGTAGAGCAGGTGAATTTCATAAAGAAGAACAACAAAAAGAATTACATTTCGTAAGACAAATGTACGGATTAGCGGCACAACCTGAAGTATAGGAGAACCTATGTCAACAGCATTCGTTGTTGGTAACGGCACAAGCCGTAAACCCATAAGTTTAGAATCATTAAAACAGTACGGTCCTATCTATGCCTGTAACGCAGTTTATAGAGACTTTAGGCCAGACTATCTTGTAGCAGTAGACGCCAAGATGGTAATGGAAATTTGCAAAACAGGCTGGCAAAAGCACAACAAAGTATACACTAACCACAATAAACAGTTGAATGACATACAAGGACTCAACATTTTAAACCCCAGTAAAGGCTGGAGTAGTGGTCCTACAGCATTAGATCTTGCTTCAGACCACGGACACGATCCTATATATTTGTTAGGATTTGACTTTAAAGGCACTACAGGCACCGGAAAAGGCGATGATAAGGTAAACAACTTATACGCTGGTACATTTAATTACAAGCGAGAAAACGACCCTGCAACATATTTTGGTAACTGGGAGCGTCAAGTAGGCATAATATGCCAAAGAAATCATAGAAAGAGATATATAAGAGTAGTAGCAGAAGGAGATAAATTCCTACCAGGAAGTCTAAAAAACTTTACAAATTTATCCCATGTAAATATCGAAGAATTTCAGAAAATCTTCGGTTAATTTCATTAAGGTTTCAAAATCCTGCGTTTTGAGCCTATATTCCACATATATTCCGAATAAAGTGTAAATATTATTGACAGCCTTACCAAACGTAAACTTATAGGAGGTACTACAATGGCAGACCGTAACAAATTCGAGCAAATGCTTGAAAAATTAGTTAACGAAGATAAGAAAGGTGCAGAAGAACTGTTCCATGATATCGTCGTAGAAAAATCAAGATCAATTTATGAAAATTTATTAGAAGATGAGTTAGCAGACGAGTCTAAAGACGAAGACACTAACGAAGCAACTGACGAAGAAGTTGATGAATCTTCAAAAGACGAAGAAGTCGACGAAGCAAAAGACGAAGAAACAGATGAGTCTAAAGACGAAAACGTTGACGAAGCAAAAGACGAAGAAGTTGACGAAGCATCAAAAGATGAAAACGTTGACGAAAACTTTGCAGAAATTACACCAGAAGCAGAAGACGACATGGGCGGTGATCCAGCAGACGATATGATGGCTGACATCGAAGGTGGCGACGATGCAGAAGGCGACGACAACGGTGATGACGAAGATATGGAAGACCGTGTTGTTGATTTAGAAGATGCACTTGACGACCTTAAAGCAGAATTTGAAAAAATGATGGGCGATAAGGAAGAAGGTGACGATGAAGATTCTGAGGAAGCACCAATGGACGACATGGGTGACGACGAAGAAAAGGAAGAGGAAGCATTTGCTCCTGAATCCGATCTTAGCGTAGCAGACGAAGTACCAGCATTTGAAGGTACTAAATCTAACACTGAGCAAATGAGAGAGTATGTTGAAAAAATTGCTGAGCCAAAAGGCGAAGACAATAAAGCAAAATCTCCAGTTGCTGGTGCAAATAACATGGGCGGAACAACTGCTAATATTGCAAAAGGTTCATCAGAAGAAAAAGGTGGTACTGTAAGTGCTCCTAAAACTGAAGATGGCGGCAATGTTAACGTTCCAGGTGGTAAAGCATCTAAGTCAATGTCAAACGCTAAAGGCCATGGCGCAGAGAAAAAAGGCGCAGGCGAAACAGGAACTGATGGTAAGTCAATCATTGGTTCTAAGTAATTGTTAAGGATAGTCTAAGATGATGAACCTATTACGTGAGAACTTGACATTCGACCAGGCGCAGATCGTTCTGGAATCTACTGAAGACGGCAAAGACCTTCATTTAAAAGGTATTTGCATTCAGGGTGGCGTTCGCAATGCGAACCAGCGTATATACCCCGTAAGTGAAATTAGTAGGGCTGTCAACACTCTTAACGATCAGATTCAAGGAGGATATTCAGTTCTTGGTGAAGTTGATCATCCAGAAGGCCTTAACATTAACCTTGACCGTTGTTCGCACATGATTAAAGAAATGTGGATGGATGGACCAAACGGTTATGGAAAGTTAAAAGTATTACCTACGCCGATGGGACAACTTGTTAAAACAATGCTGGAAAGCGGAGTTAAACTTGGTGTTTCATCGCGTGGTTCAGGTAACGTAAA